CAGCGGACGCGGGCAGTCAGGAAAAACCGTCTCTCACTACTGCGGGCGGTTCCCTGTTCGAGAACATGGCAAATGGTGCTGAAATACTGTACTTTAAGGACATCCAGTCTATCCGAGTGTTTATGGGTGTTGGTTCTACTTTTTCATGGATAACACAGGGTATTGTAAACATGTATATGATACCCTCTTTAGACGATGACTTTCTCAAGCAATCCGGCTATGTCGTAGATAAGCTATTCGGGAGGACACTCCCCCCGGAATTAAATAATCGTATCTACCGTTTCCCCCAGTCGGCCACAAATGCGCCCAGCAGATACGAAGACATTATTACCATTAATGATTTTCGTGATAATTTTAATATCCCTAAACGTTATAAAAACCTTAAAAAACTCAAATGCTACCCCTATTCCACCGTCGAATGCACTTGCCTGAACGGTACAAATATCACCTATAAGCCCGAAAATATCCAAAGCGATAATCTGGTTATCAGAGAGGTGCATAATTACGCACCCAATGGCGCGCGCTTGAACTTTTACCCGGTTGGATACAATAAGGCGGGTGCAAGCGAGATTGCTCCTCTTGATAAAAACAATGGGTTGCCCATTGATAGCGGGGAAATGTTGGACGCCGCGTTTGGTATCAGCAATTTCCCTCAATTTGTGATAGTCAACAATGGTGCTCAGTTGGCAATGGCAAACAGTGCCTACACTCGCGCCTATAATCAGCAGTCAGCTGACTGGACATACCAAAAAGCGCAGATGGGCATTAGTCAATCGCTTGCGGCCACGGCCATGCAAAACCAGTACAATACCCAAGCCAACAAACTCGCTATCGGCAACCGCAACGCCAATAACGCGATACAGGCGACCTCGCTTAACACCAGTCTGGACAACACGACGTATATCAACAATCAGCGAGCCGACCTCGCACAGCTTAATAACGTGGTTACCGGCGTGGTCGGAGTGGCAGGCAACGCCGCTTCAGGCAATGTCGGGGGCGCGGTATCGGCATTAGGCGGTGCGGTCATGAATGGTGTAAACACCGAAGCGAACCGCAGTATCAACAATACCGCCGCCCAACTTTCCACCGCCAATTCACTGAGTACCAACGCGGCCACAACAAGCCAGGCCAACACGTACGGGTCTCAGACTACAGCGCTTTCGAACCAGTTGGCCCAAAACATGGCGGACATGAACGCGGATTACGCGCAACGTTCCGCGTTTGGCGACTACCAAAACACTATCGCCGGAATCAATGCGCAAGTCCAGCAAATGCAGTTGACGCCCCCTACCACGTCCGGTGCCATCGGCGGAGACGGGTTCAACCTTGCAAACGGCATTGTCGGGGTGTTGGTCCGATTCAAGACGTGCGCACCCTCAGCCCTGCGTAGCGTCGGGGAGTACATGTTACGCTACGGGTATTTTGTCCAGCGTTTCATCACGCCGCCGCAATCGCTGGAATGTATGACCAAGTTTTCCTATTGGCAAATGCAGGAATGCTATGTGCGAGGTGATTTGCCCGAGCAGTATCGTCAGACCATCAAGGGCGTGTTCGAATCTGGGACTACCGTATGGAACAGCCCCGATGATATCGGCGTGACCGATTGGGCGGATAACGACCCATTGCCGGGTATCTCATTCCAGTGATATGCTGGTGATATGAGTAGGTCTAAGAGGAATCGGGTCGGCGGCGCGTTGCATCCGCGTGGCAACTACGCGAAGGCGCGCGCCGCCGACCTTGATGCAATGTACTATCATTTGCTGACTGAACTGGCGTTGAACCGGTTCAGCTGGCGCGGATTGCCTCCCACTGTGGATGAACGATGGTTGGAAATGTGTCTGTGTGAATACGGTTGCGCGTTGTTTTTCGAGGACAAGCGCATCGGCCGGTTCCTCGCAACACAGGCCGGGTATCAAGGCCGGTTGAACGTGTATAATAATCCGACGTGTTTTGAGCCGGTCGGAGTCAACTATCATTACAGGCAACTCAAGGCGGGCCGCGAGTGCATCCCCATTTGGGATAATCGTATGCGCATGAGCTTCAAAGACATCCTATGGCAGTACGCGCGACGCCTCGCTGATATTGACAAGGCGTATGATGTGAACTTGGAGAGCCTGAAACTACCCACCATCATCACCGCCGACCCGCGTACCAAGCTCACCGTGCAAAACATGTTGCAACAGCGCCAGGACGGGCAGGACTATATCATCGGCTACGATTCACTCGACCCCGGCTCGATGTTCCAACCGTGGCCGAACACTACGCCTTATCTGTTGGATAAGTTCATCCAACAAAAAGCGCAGGTCACTAACGAGGTGTTGGGCTACTTGGGTATCCAATCCAGCGGCACCGAAAAAAAGGAACGGCTCATCTCCGACGAAGTGGCGCAAGCCAACGAAAAGGTGGATGTGTTCCGGTTGAGTTTTCTCAAGGCGCGACAGGCGGCGGCGACTGAAATCAACCGCCTATGGCCACAGCTGAATGTATGGGTTGAGTATGCGGACGCGCAAAGCTCCGGCGTACCCAACGCGCTGGATTCCAGCGCTTCGGGCACAACGGATATTGATATGCCCGCCTCATACGACGCGGGTATCGGAGGTGTATTATAGTGGCACAGGATTTCAGCGACTACGCAATGACAACGCCGGGCGAGTATACGGAAACCCTCGGCAATCTCATTGCGTTCGGGTATGATACGGACGCCAAACTGCATCTGTCCGCCGACTATTACCCGATTTACGACGAGAACCACCGCGCGGAGCTGAATGAAAAAATCATCCGCCATTACGCACTTCGGGAGATAGGACAGGAAACCGCTCAACAGTTCATCTTCTACTTGGGGATGACGATGGCGGAAATCATGCCGTATTTTAATGAGCGCTACCGGACGCTGGCATTGAAATACGACCCGCTGAACACCGTGGAAATGACCAGTGAAAACACATCCAACACGGTAGCCCAGTCCAGCGGCAAAACCAGCGCGTCTCAGGATAGTTCGACCAAAAGCACATCGGACGGCACTAGTTCAAGTAGCACCAAGTCCCAGTCATATGATTCTGAGGTTCCGGCAACAGGCGTACAAGGCGACTTCGCCCGGTATGCGACTCACGCCAATCAGGCGCAAGCGGATACGGACGGCAGTAGCCATAGCACGCAAGGCACCACGTCGCAATCGCATAGCACATCCAGCACAGAATGGCAACATGACGCGACAGACGGCAAGAGTTCATCCCACACGTCGGGCCGGTCTCAGTCCGCAATGAGCCTCATTACCGAATATCGCAATGCGATCATCAATGTGGATATGGAAATCGTGCGGAGTCTCGAACCGTGCTTCATGCAGGTGTGGGGGTCGTATGATACAATTTTCAGCAACTGCCATAACTATGGAGATTGGGAGTAATCATGGTTGCCATTAACGCGCTGATTCCACGGCAACGCCTATATGACGGGGTGCCCACGTCCGTTCCGTTCACGTACCGGGATGGGCTGACCACGTTGCAATTGATTGAATGCCTGCGTCATAATCTTGATACCCTCCAATGCGATTTGAGCAGGCTGGAGGGAGTCACCAGTGACCTCGCGGCGTCCGTGGACAAAACCCTTGCGAATACCGTGGCGCAGGTCAACAAGTCAATGAACGATTTGCGTGCGGAAATGCTGGCCCTGATTCATGAAATGGAACAACAGGGCGTAGTCACCTCCCCGGTGTACGGCACCACGCAACCGCTCGGGGACGTGCTCGGCGGCATATATGACAATGCGCGCAACCACGGATTGTTCTGGGGTGACTACGATGACATGCAGTTGACCGCACAGGAATACGACGGGCTTAGCCTCGGCGCACGTGAGTACGACTTGAAGGCCACCGCCGTGGATAATTGCGTGCCCGGCGACTTTCCGGGACGCTCCCAATTCCCTTACGGTAAGAGTATGCCCGAGAATCCCGTGGCGGACATGGCGTACATCACGCAAACGGAAGCGGACGCCCGCTATGTCGAACGTAATCCGACCGCTGATAATTTTGACAGGAAAGGATAATCACCATGACCGCAACCAACCATACCGGAAACTATAATCTCTCACAGTTCGCTGGCTCCGACCATCCCACGTGGCTCGGTGACTATAACGGCGACATGGCGAAAATCGACGCACAGCTCAAACGGAACGCCGACGATATCGCGTCGGCCACTGAGGGCGGGCTTACGACGGTGGCGCACACCGCTGACCTTACCGGTAACGGCACATCCGGTTCCCCTTTGGGCGTGGCGGACACTATCGCGCGCAAAACCGATATCCCGGACACAAGCGGTTTCGCCACCACCGGCGCGCTCACCTCGGGGCTTGCGGGCAAAGTCGATAAAACCGCCTCGCAACCCGGTACGCTCGGATTGACGGCGACCGAGCTTGATTTGATGTATAAGGACGCGGACGGTATCGTCCGCGTCGGTAACAAGAACTAGCAAAGGAAAGTAACGATGTCTACAACACAGCATACCGGTCATTATAATCTGCCGACGTTTGGCGACAATCCGAACGACCGCCCGTCATGGCGCGGTGACTTCACCGAAGCAATGACGAAAATCGACAATCAGATGTACGCCAACGCGACCAACATCACCACTGCCACGGCGGCGGCGAACAACGCGACCGCCGCGGCGAGCAAAGCAACCGAGGCGGTGAACAGCGCAACCGAGACGGCGAACGGCGCACGGTCCACAGCAGATGACGCCGTGGGGCGATTGGACGCGCTCGGCGCGACCGACAATGCGACGGCAGGCCAACTTAAATCCAAAATCGACTCTACGTCAACTGGGCTTAATGCGGTTAAATCCGACCTCAGCGGCTTCAAGACCATCACCAATGGCGATATTGCCGCGTTGCAGAACACGGACACGGAAATCAAAAGCGATTTGACAACCACAACGGCATTGGCGCATACCAACGAGTCGAATATCAACAAGATTACAGCGAACCTAAACGCCTTGCACGCCAATTCCACTACGGACGCTGGTAATTTGTATTCCATGATTACTCAACCGCGCATGGCTGACCCTAGGGGGGCGAGAATCGTTTGCATCGGAGACTCCTACGGGCAGGGATATATGTCATCGAATGAGACACAAAACAACCCCTATGCCGTAATGGGACGTATTTTAGGAGCCGAAATCCACAATTTCAGCGACGGCGGGGCCGGGTTTATAGCTCAGGGGAATAATAGCCACCGAAATTACAGTGAGCAAATAAGCTACGCGGCCAGTACCGTAAACTCTCCAGACACCGTGGACTTTGTGATGATCACCGGAGGCATGAATGACGCTTCCTCCGTGGTGGACGCCGTTAAAATGACCATTGAGAACGCACGCAAAAAATTCCCCAATGCGCAGATAGTCGTTTATCCGTGTCAATGGCCCGCATATCAGGTTTGGGGGTCTCTTCTGAAAAGGTATGCGGAAATCAATGAGGGGTGCAATCGGGCCGGTGCGGCACGGTTCGTAGAGTTCGGTTATGAGCTGAATTTGGGTGAATGGCGGTGGATTGCGTCCGATGACAAGCACCCGAACGACGCAGGCTATGCCGTAATGGGGGCAAAATTCGCAAACGTTTTAATGGGAGACTATGGCGGAACAACGAAAACCATGCCCCCCCTATCATATGGTTCCGGCGTTAAAGGGTCTAGCCGTGACTTTGTGGCACTTGACCACGGCACAATTACCGTGCATATGTCGCTAACCATATCCTCTACGGTCAACGGAGGAGGAACGTTGGCGACACTGCCGAAATTCATCGTAATCGACGACCCTAATGTGCTGTACCAGTTTGCCGTCAATAACAATGGCGCTTCCCCCACGGTAGTAGGGTTTGCAAACCCCAATCGAACCAATGACGGGAAAATCACGGCCCCCTATGGGGTGCAACCTATGGAACTGTACATTGGATATACCGTGCATCTATAGCCCATACCCCATGTCTCACGTGAAACACATATACCCCACTCATTCGAGTGGGGTATACTGTTATGCATGGCAGTTGACTTCAGGACATGGGTGAAACAGACCGAAAACCACTTTTGGGACATGGACGGCAGTTGGGGGCCGCAATGCTGGGACTTGTGGGCCAAGTACTGCATGGATGAATACGGGTGCAGTGTTCAGGATTGCATCACCCCTACCGGTTGGGCCGGAGGGCTATACACGCATCATCCCGTAAGCGCAAGAGTCGGGGAGATTTTCGAGAAAAAAGATAACACATGGAACCCTATGCCCGGCGACGTTGCCATATGGCAGGCCTGCTATCCCAATTATCCGTCAACACACGTGGCCATTGTCGTGGATGGAATACAGGGCGATTTCATCGACGTGATTACGCAAAACCCCGAGCCGAGCGTGCATAAACTACTCCCATTGCAGAAAGCGTATATCGGATATTTGCACCCGCGCAAAAAGCCGGACGGCGGCGACAATGCCAGCGGCTCGAACCCTACCGGCTCGAACAACTCGGGTAGCACATCCAGCAGTGACGCGTGGATACAGCAACAGGGCGACAATCTTATCTACCATTATCGCGACAACGCCAGTGGCGCGGGTACCATGATTTTCTACAAAGCCACAGCCCAAACATGGACGGCCAAGGGCAGTGCTAAAGCGCCCAGTGACTCGGGTGGCCAGGCCACGCCCTCTACAGGCAACGGCAAAAGCAGTTACGCACTCTACTGTATCGGCACAGTGGAAAGCTCATTACAATGGGACGCGGTGGAATTAGCCAACATGCAAGGCATCGGGATTGCACAATGGTCGTTTAACCGTCGGTTGGACGTTTTGAACGCAATGAAAACCGCCGACCCGACAGGCTATGCGACGTTTGCCGAAACATGCCCGGAGATAGCGGCACTCATGGGCAATGGCGGGACGTTTGCACGCCCCCTGACGTCTGCGGAATCGGCGGCGTTCAAAACATGGGCGCAACGTCCCGAGTCACATCAGGGGCAACGCAACCAGTTCGAGGCGGACTATAACAGCTACCCCCGTGTGTACGATGATATCAAAATGCAGATACTATGGGTGTCGGCATATCATCAAGGCCCGGCATACGCCGATGCGTTGCCGGAAGCAACCACATTGGGCGGTTTATTGGATAACCTGCTTAATGACGGTGTTTTCGGGCAATACCCGAGCCGGTATCGGACTGTGTATAATCTGCTGGTTGTCTGGGACGGCGCTAGTGCGCCGCCGAACTTCTAAAAGTCCGTATGTCATGCCATAATGATATATATGGAGAAATTGTTAGCCGAGGGCGATTATTACGATTATGGGCGCGTGTTATCCTATCACGCGCCTTGGATGTTCGTCATCGGCGCGCGCGGTCTCGGCAAAACCTATGGTGCCAAAAAACTGGTCATCGGTGACTGGATTAAAAAACGATGGCAGTTCATTTATTTGCGCCGGACGGCGGAGGAGCAGAAAAACAAGGGCACGTGGTTCGCTGACATAGCGGAGCAATATCCGGAGCTGGAGCTTCGCGTATCCGGCAATCAGGCGGAATGTCATTGGCTGGATGATAGGGACGCCACCACGGACAAGCACGGCAAGACGCGCCCCACATGGCATATCATGGGGTACTTCATTGCCCTCAGTCAGGCAGGACAGGTGAAATCGGTAGCCTACCCCAAGGTGCGCACCATTGTTTTTGATGAGATTTTCCCCGATAATATGCGGTATTTGGGTGGTGAAGTGACCTCGCTTGAGGAATTCTATAATACGGTTGACCGGTGGAATGACAGGGTTCGTGTTATCATGTGCAGTAATGCGGTAACGTTGGCTAACCCGTATTTTTCGGCGTTCAACATCAACCTAAAGCCACAGTTGGATAATCACACGCAATACCAACGGTATTGCGACGGGTTCATCATGGTGGAATTGGCGGATTATGGCGGGTTCAGCGCCAAGGTGGCCACGTCCAAGTTCGGCACGTTCCTACGCAAATATGACGAAAATTACGCGAATTATGCAATCAATAACGACTTTAGAGATAACGCCAATACCCTTATCAGTGATTTCAGCAACGCCGGTTATGTGTTCACACTGAGAACGACCGAATACGGTGTTTTTAACGTGTATCAACAATTGAGTAATGCCGATGAGGTATTATATATCATCTCCAAAAAACAGCCGAAAATCACTAGGGATTTTACGTTTGATTATCGACTGGTCGATAATGATTGCATCATGCTCAAACGTTCCGACGATATGACGCAAAAAATATTGAACGCCTACCGCGTCGGGCGACTGCGTTTTGAAACGCCGCAAATCAAGGCGGAGTTCAGTATGATACTTGGCGGCCTATTACAGCAGTCAGGTGTAAGAAAGTGAGGAATATTCATGACAATCCATGAATTGATCGTAATCGGCATTGTATCTTTATTGGTGCTGATTGACTATATTACCGGCGTGGTCAATGCAATCATGCACGGCGAACTGTCCAGCGAGAGAATGAGGGAGGGCCTCGGCCACAAGTTCGCATATCTGGCAGTAATCTGTGTCGCGTTGATTGTAGAATACGGTTCGGACTACATCAACCTCGGAATAGAACTACCCGTGTTCATCCCCGTATGCGCAGGTATCTGTCTGACTGAAATCACCTCAATCATCGAGAACTGTGTGAAAATCAACCCCGAACTATCCAGCTCGAATATTCTCAACATTTTCAGAATCAACGAAAAAGAAAACAACGGTAAGGAAGATTAGGCAATGGATGGTATCACATGGATAGGCTCCCCCAACCACTACAACGGGCGAGACGGGCACCACGTAGACCACATTACCCTACACATCATGGTAGGCTATCTGACCAGCGCAGACAACTTTTTCCAACTGCCCTCAAGCTCGGCATCAGCCCACTACGGAATTGGAGGAGACGGCACCGTCCATCAATACGTAAGCGAATCAGACGGCAGTTGGAGTGACGCCAACTACGCCAGCAACAACAGCACCATCAGCATCGAACACGAAGGCGGAATGGAGGGAATCCCCTGCACGCAAGCCTGCATGGACGCATCGGCGGCACTCTGCGCCGATATCGCCCAACGATACGGATGGAACCACCTATGGCACGACGGACTCAACGGAAACATCTGGCTCCATCGAGAAGTCCCCGGAACCAATCACGCCGGATGTCCCGACCTCGCACCCAACGGACTTGACGTAAACTACGTCATCAACAAAGCCAACGAAATCCTACAAGGAGGAGATATCATGACAACCGCACAAGTCACCGAAGCCCTATACACCGCCAAAGGGCTCGACGGTCGAAACATTTTTGATTCGGTAATCCAAACACGCAACGAACTAAAAGACCGCGCCACCGAAGCCCTATACACCGCCAAAGGGCTCGACGGTCGAAATATTTTTGATTCGGTAATCCAAACACGCTACGATATCGCCGCGCTTAAAGCCACGCTTACCGCACAAGCCACAGCCATCGAAACACTCAGCAAGGCACTCGGAGCCAATCCCGGCGACATTGCCGCCACCATTGAAAAAGCTGTTAAAAACAAACTCGACGCACTCGAAATCACCGTAAGCGCCAAAAACAAGACAGAAAAGTAACCACACACACAAGAAAGCCCCTAGGCGTATAACCTAGGAGGCTTTTTTCTATTCACACCCAACGTCCCCCATAAGTCCTATAATATTCCTTAAAATCAAAATTACGATAATACTCAAAACCATCGTCCAAGTCAACAAAGTCCCTCATCGAAGTCCAACGGCCACACATTCCATCATACATTTGAAATTGATAATCAACCCCACAGTAATCGCAAACCGCCTCACGCCACCGAAAACGACGGTCTAACCCCGTGTACGTGTCAACAACAGTAAAATAATGCCATTCCATCTCAACCACCATCCTTTCTTGTTCCTTGGCTGATAACTACATAATACCACACCACAAAACACAACACCAAACAACAAAAAACCCGGTAGGCCATCAACCTACCGGGCTTCATCACACTCATTAAAACAATGCGGTATACACGCTTTTATTGCACCCATTGCGCTTAATACACTAATAACACGACTACATTTTATTTTTTCCTATTCTCTAATGTTTTTTTGTTGATATCTCAAATATAGCACACAACAAAACACGACACACCCAACAACAAAAAAACGATAAAAAAATATGCGCTT